AAGTCCTACGGATACCTTCCCGAGTCCGTGAAGAAAACTGTGGACGAGGCGGTGGACAAGCTGGAGGAACTGCTGGTGGTCCGTGAGTGTTATGACCAGTGGTGCATCCTCCAAAATGAGGTGGAGAACTACTGCCACGATAAGCCCAGAGAACGAAAAAAGCTGGCCCAGGAGAAAAAGTTTCGGCAGATCAAGAACGCTATCATCCAAGAGGCGGAGAATATCCGCCTGGGTGTGATGACATTCGAAGATGAAAAGGTGGAAGATCGAGACGAGTGGGTGGAAAATTGGGAGGTCTCCTACGAGTGCCTGCGGCTACGGGCCAAGATCGAAGACCGCAAGCTGCCGCTCGATCAGCGGGACGAGGCGGTGGGAGATCTGGAGTAGCTGGCAGAGTACGGCGATATCCATGCCAAATACTTCCTGGGACTGCTGTATCGGGACGGCGGGCTGCTCATCCCGGACGCTGAGAAAGTCAGGCATTGGCTGGAACAGGCGGCAAAACAGAATCTTCCGGACGCGCAATACCCCCTGGGCCACCGGCCTGACGACCACGAAGATCCGGAGATGGATCGTGTCAGCATGGGCGGCATGACCATGAAAGGATGGTGATTGTCCGCAATCTTTACGGAGTCCATTGATTATAGAGCACTCCCTTCACCAGATGGTGGGGAAATAAATCAACAAGACGAAGTATAACAAATAAAAACCTCTCCTACGGCTGGAGAGGAGAAATGATATCCAGTGAAAAAAGGAACATTCAAATCTTACGAAGATCTGCCGCTGATGCTCTCGGTTCCTGAGATGGGAGCGGCGCTGGGAATCTCCCGTGCCGGGGCTTATGAGTTGGCACGGTCCGAGGGTTTTCCCGCACTGAGGATCGGCACCCGCATTGTGATACCCAAGGACAAACTTCAGGAATGGGTAGACAAACAGACCGAAAAGATATGATATGAGGGCAATCGTTGATTTGCGGCGAGGCAATGTGGTAAAATACAACATACAAATCAAGGAAAGGGGTGTTCCTATGAAGGATATGTCGGCACAAAAGCAGGTCTGCTCAATAGGGACAGGCGGGGAGCCGGCGGAAGCCATGCGGGAACGCTCATGGGAATATGGGCTCCCACCTTACCTCCAGCATGATCTGGACGCATACAAAGAAGGCCTTGCGGAGGGGTCCTCTCTGCTGGACTGTCTGTGGGGAGAGCTGTACGGAAGCATCAACATCGCGGAGATCAACGATGGCGCGATCACACATGAACATGCCAATTATCTGCGTCAGAAGTTTCTGTGGGGTGAATGAAGTGCCTGATTTTACAAACTGCAAGCGTGTGCCCGGACGTGCTTATAACGGTGCCAACGGAAAGAAGATCGCAATCGAACATCAGGGCGAGCAATATATGCTGAAATTTCCTCCTTCCGGTCAGGGAAAGAGAACGGAGCTGTCCTACACGAATAGCTGTATCAGCGAACACATCGCCAGCACCATCTTCAACATGGTTGGGATCCCCGCGCAGGAAACCATCCTGGGAACGTATGATGTGGGGGGAAAGACGAAGATCGTCTGCGCCTGCAAAGATTTTACCGCAGACGGAAGTAAGCTGTTTGACTTCTGCTCCATCAAGAATACCGTCATCGATTCTGAATATGGCGGCACCGGAACGGAGCTGGAGGACATTCTGGATACCATTGAAAAACAGCAGTACGTGAATCCTGTGGAAGTGCTGCAACACTTTTGGAATGTCTTTGTGGTGGATGCGCTTCTGGGGAATTTTGACCGACACAACGGAAACTGGGGATTCCTGTATCACGATGACACCCAGACCGCAACGCTGGCCCCAATCTATGATTGCGGCAGCTGTCTGCTGCCGCAGGCAGATGCCCAGGTGATGCGGGCGGTCTTGTCAAATCAGGATGAGCTGAATGCCCGGATTTACCGCTTCCCGACTTCTGCCATCAAACAGAATGACCGGAAAATCAACTACTATGATTTCTTGATGGCAACTGGAAACAAGGACTGCAATGCGGCGGTCATGCGCATGATGCCGCGATTCCATCTGGATAAGATGCTGGCTTTCATCAGAGAAGTTCCTTTTCTGGATGAACTGCAGCGGCAGTTTTACCAGACTTATCTGTCTGCCCGAATGGAAAGAATCATGGTCCCTGTGCATCGGCGGATTATGGAGCAACAGCAGCATCTATCACCGAGACTTCATATGTGAGTGTAAAGTTCAGGACCGCTTCCGAATTTTCGGAAGCGGTCCTGAATTTGCTAACAATTTGATAACTCTGCCCGGTTGGAGTAGCTATTGAGGTCAGGTCATAGTATTGTGTGTCGCTGATAGGAGGCGATTCATGATGCGTGACTATATGAAGGCCCTCTGCTGCAGGTTCGAGACGACATCCCGGAGGGCGGAGTATCTGGACAGGAAAGTCGAACGGACCTACAGGCAGCTCACCCGTCTGCTGGATGAGCCGGAGCGGAAACTGCTCCTGAAGATGGCGGATCTGGAAGACGCTCTGCGGGAGGAAGCGTGTCTCAACAGCTTCATCTCCGGTTACCGTCTGGCCCAGGGTATCCAACAGGAGCTGCTGGCAGACCCAGTCGCCGTACAACTTTGAAAACGAGGACGAACAACGGGCGTGTGAGCTGGCGAGAAAGGAGAGATGATGAATGGGGAAGAAACGCGCCAACAGCGAGGGCAGTATCCGCAAACGGAAAGATAGTAGATGGGAGGGATTCTACACGGCCTCCTATGACCCGGCGCCCGGGAAGCAGAAAATTAAGAATGTCCTGGGAAAGACTCAGGCGGAGATCAAGGAGAAACTGAAAAAGGCCATCGCGGACAGTCAGCGACTGGATATGAACCGTAGCGGCACCCACACGGTGAAAAGCTGGGTGACGATGTGGTACGAGGTCTATGCCGAGCCCCGGCTTCGGGAGAACACCAAGGACTACTATCTGAATTACATCAATAACCACATCATCCCCCAACTGGGGGACATCAAGCTGGACAAGCTCACCACGATCCAGATCCAGAAGTTCTACAACGATCTCCAGAAGAACGGGCGGGTGCAGCGGTACCAGCACATCCAGCTGAAGAACAAGGGACTGAGCGTCCGGGTGGTCCATGGCATCCATACCTTGCTGAACAACTGCTTGGAGCAAGCTGTGGCGGAGCGGCTGATCCTGGTGAACCCCGCGAGAGGCCGCAAGCTGCCAAAGATGGAGAAGCGGGAGATGAAGGTACTGCCGGAAGAGAAGATCCGCCCCTATCTGATGGAAGCGGACAAGCGGGGACTGCTGGCACCCTTCTACCTGGAGCTGACCACAGGACTGCGGCGGGGAGAACTGCTGGCCCTCCTCTGGACGGACCTGGACGTGGAGAAGCGAACCATCTCCATCACGAAGCAGGTGACTCGCACCAAGGGAGAATTGGTGGTGAGCCAGCCCAAGACCCACAATTCCATCCGTGTCCTGCCGGTCTCGCAGCAGGCGGTGGAGCTGCTGGTGGAGGAGCACAAGAAGCACCCGGGAAATCCCTACATGTTCCCGTCGCCCAAGACGGGAGGAATGTTCGATCCGGATTCCTTCCGGCATACCCACGAGAAGATCCTGAAAGCCATCGGCACCGAGCATATTCGGTTTCACGATCTCCGGCACACCTTCGCAACGCTGTCTCTCAAGAATGGGGTGGATGTGAAGACCCTGTCCAGCACCCTGGGGCATTACAGCGCGGGCTTCACCCTCAGCACCTACACCCACGCCACGCCGGATATGATGCGAGAAGCAGCGGATACCATGGGCGATGTGATAGGGAAGGCAATATGAAAATACACCTTTGTGAGCACATACACTCACAAAGGTGCATTTTTAGAAATTAAAACGGCAATTCATCATCTTGAACAGAAGAGGCATCTTCTGTTTCCCACTGAATCAGGGTTTTAACCCGAGACATTGGCAATCGTAATAATTTATAATTATCATCAAATAGATCCAAATCAAGCGTAATTGTTTCTTTCATACCATCATGTACTCTGGTGTATCTCCAATATGACTCATCCGGAGCTGCAATATCATCGGAAAATCCAACTACTTGCAGAAATTCTTCCAACCCAGATTGGTCTAAAACAATAAAGGTGGAACTTTTCATACCCAACAGAGATCGAATATAGTAAATGGTATTGTTGGTTGTAAAAAAGGTTCCGTCCAAAAACTGAAACATTCTTTCGGTTTCTTTATGAAAAGAAGATAGGAGGTCTTTAAATTGTTCAGTGGTTTCCTGTAAATCATAAGCTGTTTTAGCTTCTGTCAAAGAAGCATCCCTAGCCAAAAAGTTCTGAAATAATCCAGCAAATTGGCTTTTTAGGGAATTAACAATATCGGTTGTAGTTTCGAAAGATTCAATCGGGTTATTTTTAATTGCGAGACGCAGTTCCTCAATAAACTGATGAATTTTAATGTTATCCGCATATGCGGGCCTAAAGGTGCCCGAATCCTTGTTTTGCATGTATGTCCGGTTTTCTATATATACATCTTTAGCGATGAAAATATAAATTTTCTTTTTATTCTTGATAGCTGTGCGAAGTTCCTCCATGGTGATTGAAAAATCGCCTGTGGAAGCCTGAGTCCCAAAATGATTTCCAATAATACAGATTACAATATCGCAAGTGGTCAATTCACTATAACAACTATTTTCAATAGTGTCTGTTTGCGTATAAGCTACACCGCCCCTATCATGCATAACTGGCGTATACCCAAGTGATCTAATAAAATCTCCGATATCATTCCGGACATGCTTCAAATCATAATATGTTGAACTAATAAAAACACGCGGCGCAGCCATGATGGATACTCCTCTCTGTTTTTGAAATTATTTTTAGTATAACATTTCGACTTGTTATCTACAAGAAACTTTTGCGCAGAAAGTCCGATTTTAGAACATAAAACAACAAAATACGACACCACTAGGCAAAATCATTTCGCCCGGAGCTGTGTCCCTTCTGAAACTATCCCCGAATTGGTCAGTGTATTGGTCGGAGAAAAAGTAGAAAATTTGGAGAAAACTTTTAGAGCCTGAGGCAAAAGAAAAGTTCCTGATTTCTTGCGAAATCAGGAACTTTTTGGTGGAGACTACTGGACTCGAACCAGTGACCTCCTGCGTGTGAAATATAGTATTATACTTTCTCAAAACATTGTAGAATGGTTAAACCGAGTAATTTCAAGGAAAATCGAAACTTAAATCGAGGAAAATTTTTAAAAACTTTTTTCGGTTACTAACAAATTTCTAACAATTTTCGACTGCCTGTATCAATTCATCTGCGTCTGTATGCACATAGATATTTGCTGTGGTACTGTAATCCGCATGGCCCAGGATTTTTTGCAAGGTCTCCGGAGCCATTCCCTGTTTTCTTGCCCAGCTGGCATAGGTGTGCCGGGTGCAATGCGGGTTTTTCTGCGGAATGCCCAGTTTCTTCAACAGAGGGTAGTAATCCCGTTTGCGGTAGTTTTCCGGGCGGCGCTGGCCGGTATATCCAGACAGGAGTAGTGGCCCGGTTGCCTGTTGGGCGAAATAGGCAAAATAGCCGCGCCCTTCTAGACGGATAGGAATGATGCGATTGCGTCCGGCCTCTGTTTTTTCTCCGCCTATAACATAGGCACCGTGGTAGTCCGCAAGAGGCAGTGAGAACAACTCCCCAATACGCATACCTGTATAAATCAGCATAAGAACGATTTTTGCCGTTTCGCTGTTATCAGCTTCCAGTTTTGCGATTTCTTGGTCTGTAAAGATGTCTTTTTCCTTTTTGACGTTTTCCGGGAGCCGGACAAATTTGGCAAAGTTGGTAGTGCAGATTTCCTCCCGGATAGCCCATTGGGACATCTGCGTAATCAGCTGCTTGTATTTTGATACGGTGGAGTGCGACTTTTTCATGTGTGGGTCTAGGGCCGACTGGAAATCTGCTGTGCGGAGGTCCCTGAACTTCTTCTCGTGGAGCGGAGCAAACACAGCAAAGGCCCGATTGTATCCCTCAATGCCCTTTTCGCCGATCTCTTGATAATGCTCCGCTTTCCACGCCTCAAATACCTCGGCGAATGTCATGTTGTACTGCTCCGACAAGCCCCGGCCGGACAGCTTTTCCAGAGCTTCTATGGCGTCTGTTTTACGCTCATAGTACCCGATGATTACTTTGTTTTTTGCGGCTACCCAAGGCCGTCGACGCCGCCCGGAAAGCTTATAGACTGTTCCGGTGCCATTCGCCCGTTTCAAGGCTTTCCGTGGGGGAGTGCCAGTCTGTTTCTTGCCGCAGGCAGGACAGTATGCCGCCCCATCAGGCAGCTCGGCTTTGCAGCGTATGCAGTTCAAAAGGACACCTCCTTATGAACACGCCGCCAGGGGAGACCTGACGGCGGGTTTTATACATAATACGGGTTTGGCTTCATCAAAATCGCAATCAAATCAATAATCCATCCAACAAAAAATAAGCCAGCAGTGAAGATATAGACAACCCCCACAAGTATTTTCCCTTCATAGAACTTGTGGGCGCCGACAAGCCCAAGGAAAAGGCAAAGGACAAAAGCTACCCATTTGTTTTTTTCTGTCCCTCTGTTCTCCATTTTAACATCAACAGAATTGGTATTTGCGTTGGTGTTGTTGATCACGACCGGCTGCTGGCTTGACTTCAAATCTTCAACTTGCTTTCCGCAAACCGGGCACACAACACAATCTTTATCTATTTGCTGGCCGCAATGCTTGCAAAATTTCTTGCCTGGCTGTAAAACTTCATTTCCCATTTTATCATCTCTCTTCTCTAAAAAATATTTTTTGTTGCACATTTCCGTGCATTTTTTCGACCTTATTTGCATATTATCAGATATACAATTTAGGAGGTGCCAAAGATGACTTTTAGAGATAAACTATTAGACCTGATTGCGCAACGCAAAGACCGTGAAGCGGCTCTGCTGGATGATATGCTCATAATCCACGCAGAACTGGAAAAACTAATTGAACAAGAAACCCAGTAATTTCCACAAATTTTCGGAGTATTTTTTCACTTGCGCGGAAGCATATGAAATGCTATACTACAAACACACTAGAACAAGTGTTCGAATGAAGGGAGCAACTGGAAGATGGATGAACGAGATGTGACTTGCGGTGAATTGCTCTGTTTGACAGAGGATGACAAAAGATTTTTAAATCTAGCAAATGATCCAGTTAGTCGGCCAAGTCTTCTGGCCCGCCTCCAAGAGTTAGGATTGCTTTCCGAGTTTCTGGCGGAAGAGAGTGGAACCACTTTATAAGAGATATATCTTTTTTACTTATCCCGTCTACCTTTTCGGTGGGCGGGATTTCTTTTTGTTCTATTGTCGTTTCTTCGCCCACTAATTCTTCATAGGTCATTTTGAGGGCGGATGCCGCTGCCATAAGCTTTCTTTTGCTTGGCTGGAATGTGTTCGTATTCCATTGAGAATAGGTGGCAGACGAAATTCCAGACTTTTCATAAAATTCCGTTTTGGTCATTCCAAGTTCTATTATCCTAAGTTCTATTCTTTTTAGAATTGTCGGAACATCCATAAAATACTCCTATTTTTGTGCAAAACATAAAAACCGAGAAAATGCTAAATCTAAGCTTGACTTTGCATAAAAACAAGAGTATACTAAGTTTAGCTTTAAGGGCAATGCAAAACCAAGCCCACAATTTAGCGGACTTCTAAATTTATTATATTAGGTGGCACTTCTATATTAAGTTAAGTTTGCTAAATTGTCAAGTAAAACTTAGTGTTTGGAGGTGAAATAGGTGGGTTTTAGAAACGCTAGGGTTAAAGCCGGTCTATCAGTTGCGCAAGTTATGAAAGCTTTGTCCGTTTCAGACGCGGCTATTTATCAGTGGGAGACAGGTGAAACTACACCAAATGCAAAGAGACTCCCTGAAATCGCAAAGCTCTACGGCGTCACCGTAGACGAGCTTCTTTCTGACGACACTGAATAAAAAATGCCCCCGCCGGTGCGCAACCACCGACGAGGGCTGCGGAGACCTATTGATAGTGCCAACAGGCCCGCGAGGTTATTATACACGCCTCCGGGTCAAATGACAAGGAGGTTTTTATGAACGAAAAAGACAGCATCAAAGACCTGGAGTCCCAGGCGCGCAACACCAAACACCTGATGGACAAGTTAAACCGAGCGGCCTACGGCATGACCTTTGACGAGGCAATCCGGCTGGGCAAAGAAAATCCCCCGCCGTGCAGCGAACACGACGAGGGCAAGGATTGAGCAACCACGAACAATCCCTTTGGATACAGTATATCGCCTCCAAGGGGAGAAATCAAGGAGGTATTTATGATTGAAGCATTAACTGCGGCCGAAGCAACAGAAGTCCTTCGCAATGCGGGGCTGCGTATTACTCCGGAGACTATCCGGGATGGCATCCAAAAGAAAGTCTTCCCGTTCGGGGACTGCGTAATGGCCGAGGACGGCAAGAAAGTCAAATGGTGCTATATCTATAAGGCTTTGCTAGATCGCTGGATCGCCGAAAGAACGGTGAGCGCATGAGCATTGAAATGAGTATAGTGGCGGCAATCATTATCATTGGAACGGCCAAGGTTGCCGGATGGTTCATGCGCTTCCTTTCCTGGCTGGAGGGAGAGCGGTGAAAGTCGGAGACAAGCTGTGCCTGGAACCCACCATCCCCACCAGCGCCTTTGTGACTGCAAGGACAGGCCCGCAGCCCTGCCGGGTGGTCTCCATCAACGAGCGGCACCATCATTTCACCGTGGAGTTCGATTTCCCCGAAGGCAGCTTCCGGGAGACCTACAAGGAGGAATAACGCATGGACAAACAAGAGTTGAAAAATATTTTGGACAAGCACCTTAAATGGCTACGAGGCGAATATGGCGGAAAGCGGGCCGACCTGTTCAGGGCCAACCTGTCCGGGGCCAACCTGTTCAGGGCCGACCTGTCCGGGGCCAACCTGTCCGGGGCCGACCTGTCCAGGGCCAACCTGTCCGGGGCCGACCTGTCCAGGGCCGACTACATTGAAAAGGCAAAAAATTTATTTTATCCCATTGCCTGCCCGGAAATCGGCGCTTTTGTCGGCTGGAAAAAGGCAAGGGTCAAAACCAGCGGTCATGAGTGCATTGTAAAGCTGGAAATTACCGAAGATGCCGTGCGCAGTTCCGCAGCAGGCCGGAAGTGCCGCTGCTCAAAGGCAACCGTTTTGGAGATTCAGGATTTAGAGGAGAATGTATTGGAGCAGGCCGCCGTCAGTGATAGAGATGAGAACTTCCATTACATTCCCGGAACTGTGGCCTCCGTTTTGGATTTCGACGAAAACCGCTGGAACGAATGCAGCACTGGCATCCATTTCTATATCACCCGAGAAGAAGCTGTGAGGCATGTCCTATGAAGAAGCTGACCCGTGAAGAGCGACGGCGCCGAAGCCAGAGGCGGTTGCAGCTGATTACATATCTTCTCTTCCTATTGCTTCTGCTGGCGTGGCTGGGAAGCTACCTGATTATGACCGCGGAGGCAGAGCCGCCCGCCATGCACGAGCCGGAACCCACCACAGAGGACGGCAGCCTCCCCGGCGACGATACCCCGGCCACCACTCGCTGTTATCTGACAGGGGAAGAGATGGAGGCCGCCGAAAATGAGCTTATAGAAGCTGCTTTGCTTGCCCGGTCTCACAAGTTGGAAGATGCCATCATTACCTTTTACTGCTGTGAGGCACGGCCCCATATCTGCGGGACCGGGACAGGCATTACAACCAGCGGACGGCGGGTAACTCCATATGTGAGCTGCGCTGTGGACACGGACATTATACCGCTGGGCAGCACCATCATGATCGAGCACAACGGTGAGATGGTCTATCTGCGGGCGGATGATACGGGCGCGGCAGTCAAAGGAAACCACATTGATATCGCTGTCAAGGGGCACTCAGAAGCTTTATCCTTGGGCGTCCAAACGGCGGATATTTGGTGGTGCGAGGAATGAATGCACACGCCAAGAAGCCAAGAGGAGAGCTAGGACCCTGCCCAAGATGCGGACTATATTCCGGCCAGAGATTGGCAATCGAGGGCAATCCGGATATGTTCCTGGTGGCCTGCGACGCCTGCGGGTGGAGGACACGGAAATATAAGGACATTAACCACGCGACAAGGGAGTGGAACCATGCGGGGGAAAATTAAATATCCAACATGCAGCCAGTGTGACCACGAGTTGAACCCGGAGCTGGAAGATGACTGCGAGAAGTATTACCTCGTTGGAGGCGAAATCTACTGTAAGTTCTGCTTCCAGGATTGGCTGCGTGATTTGGTGGATAATGATCCTGATATGTTGGCCGATGCGCTAAACATAATGAAGATATATGTGGAGGAGGGAGCATGAAAAGCAAAATTGTCCTGAATGTTTATCGTCCCGAAAAAGGAATGTGCGGCGTCGTTCGCCTGGACGAAGAAGCAGAACGGCTCATCAGGCAGCTCCAGCGGGAAACAGGGCTGTCTGCCAAATACATCGTTTCGCAAATTATTATCCAGGGATTTGACTTGGTTGAAATCAAGGAGGAAAAAGAGCAATGATCGTCAAGCCTGAAAACATGGATTTTTCTAAAAAGAACATCATTATGATCATCAGCGGTCTCCCCGGTGTGGGAAAAACCACCCTGGCACTGTCAGCCCCGGATGTTGTTCTGATCGACGCAGATGAGGGGTTAAGCCGGGTAAAGCCAGAGCACCGAAAGGATAGTTCCATGGTCAAGACCTATGAAGAACTTCTGGCTGACATTAAATCTTTCGAGGGGCGCTACAAGACGGTGGCAATTGACACCTGTGGAGCCTTGATTGACTTGATAAAAGACTGGGCTATACGGACGGAGCCGTCTGCCAGCAAAAAGTCCGGTGGATTTAGCCAGCAGGGGTACGGATTTGTCAAGACGGAGTTCCTGCGCCTGTCCGCCGAGCTGCGGAAGAAGTTCAATGTGGTTTTCTTGTTCCATGCCGCCAAGGATCGGCAGGGAGACGAGGTGTTTTACGACATTGTATGCGAGGGGTCCGCAAAAACGCTGGTCTGGCAACCTGCTGATCTTGGCGCTTACCTTCATATCGTTAATGGGGAACGTTACATGGGGTTCACCCCCACCATGAATTACAACGCCAAATCCGCCTATGGTATCAAGGGCCTGGTCAAGGTCCCGGAACTTGCGGATGGACAGCCTAACGATTTCCTGCTCCGTCTGTTCGCCCAGGTCAAGTCCAACATCGCTGCGGAGCACGCGGCTCTTCAGCCTCAGCAGGAACAGTACGACAAGACCATGATGGAAGGAAGAGCGGTTATCGAGACCATCCAGAATCCCGAGGACGTGACAGAGGCCACAAAGGCTATCAAAGGGTTATCTCACGCGCTGACCAGTGAGCGAGAGTTAAAAGCAGCCCTAATGGAACGGATTAAAGAACTTGGGATTGCCTACAACAAGGAGACAAAAGCCTATGAATGGGCGAAAAGGCAATAAGTTCCTGCTGACGCAGAGTCTCCTATCATCCTGGCAGTACGCGCTGAAAAGCGGGGAGTGGGGTGAACTTCTTTCCACTCTCCGACGGGAGAAAAAGCCTCAGTCAAAGGCTATGCTAGACGGCATTCGATTTGAGAATGTGGTTCATGCGGTCAGCGAGGGGGCCCAGATCAGTCCGGAGCAGGAGTGGTACAAACCGATTGTAGAAATCTGTGAGATCATCACGCAGGGGCAGTATCAGGTTAAGGCTTCCCGGCCTCTGGTGGTGGATGGCGTGGAGTTTGTCTGCTTCGGAATCCTGGACTTTCTGAAAGCAGGGGTCATCTACGACACAAAGTTCAGCAAGACCTACCGTGTAGGGAAATACCTTGACAGCCCGCAACATCCCATGTACTTCTACCTCTGCCCGGAGGTTCGGAAGTTCGAGTACATCATCAGCGATGGGAGCTATGTGTACCGGGAGGCTTACCTTCCAGAGGACGCGGAACCCATTGAGACCACCGTGCGGCAGTTTATGGCCTGGATGGACAAGATGAATATGGTGGACCTGTACTGCCAGAACTGGAGAAGCAAATATTAAAAGATTTGGAGGATTTGAATTGTGAGTAATTGGGACAGCTATCAAAGAGAGGAACGTCCTCGCCTGACCCCCGGCGATTATCGGGTGGAGATCGTTAGTGTTGAAGAGAGGGAGAGCAAAAAGGGGAATCCCATGCTGGTGATCGGAGTCCGGCCTAATGGAAGCGACGTCATCATCAACCACTATATCGTAAAAAACGAGTATTTCAACCGGAACATGACCGATTTCTTCGACTCTTTTAACATTGACGACGGGGACTTCACCCTCCCCACCTGGATCGGTGCGGTTGGTGCCGCCCGGCTGAAAGAGGATGATCAGGGCTATCTGAAAGTCCACTATTTCATCAACAAGGACCGGGCAGAGAAGCTGCCCCCTTGGGAAGGAAAGCTCCCTGAGCGGCAGGAGCTGACAAAGATTGACGAGATCGAGGACGACGGAGATATCCCGTTTTAAGGCGGTGGGAGAATGCTGACCCACTACACGGATGCTGAAATCAAACAGAAGCTGAAAGAGTTGGTTGTCATAGCTGACAGCCGGGAGCAGGTTCACCAGCATATTATTTCATGGCTGGACAAGCACAACATTCAGCACAAGAGCCGTGCGCTGGAAACCGGAGACTATTCCGTCATGCTGGGCGACACCACCTTCGAAGACGAGGTTGTGGTAGAGCGCAAAGCCAACCTGGATGAGATTGCCGGAAACTTCACATCAGGCCGGGAACGCTTTGAACGGGAGATGATCCGGGCCAAGGCCGGAGGCATCAAGGTCTTTCTGATCGTGGAGAACGCCTCCTGGACAGACATTTTTCTTCATAACTACCGTTCAGAGCTAAAGCCCCAGAGTTTCGCCGCCACGCTTCTATCCTGGCAGGCCCGGTTTAACCTAACTATCACTTTCTGCAAGCCGTCAGAGACAGCGCAAATCCTTTACAGTACCCTCTATTACTGGGTGCGGGACAGGCTGAAGCGGGGGTGAGCGCATGAATATGGCCGCTGACATCAGGCGGATACTCACGGCCCAGCAGGTAGCTGAGTTCTACGGGTTTCAAGTTGGGCGGTCCGGGTTCATGAAGTGCCCGTTCCATCAAGGGGACCACACGGCCAGCCTGAAGCTTTACGACGGGGATGGCGGCTGGCACTGTTTCGGCTGCGGGGCGCACGGCTCAGTCATTGACTTTGTGATGCGCCTATTTGACCTGAATTTCCGCCAAGCGATACTCAGAATCAACGCGGATTTTCAACTTGGGCTGACAGAAAACAAGCCGGACCGCGCTGTCTGGTCTGCTGCTCTGGAAGCCCGCCGGGAGGAACAGCGGAGAACCGTTCAAGCGGAAACAAATTTCCGGTTTATGACCCGTGAATTTCACTATTGGAAGGAAATACAAGATGTATTTCAGCCAACGCGGCAAGAATACGTTGTATTTTACCATCCATTATATGTCGAGGCCGTCAAGCGCCTCCCGTATATCGAATACTGGCTTGACGACTTCATCGAGAAGGGAGGCAAAAAGCATTGGGGGACGTGCCCATTTACACAAGAGACGATTACCTGACAACAACAAAGCCGTTTGAATATCTCTATGCCCACAAGGACAACAAATTCGAGTTAAAGCAGCTTCTGGGAGTTATGTCCGCTCAAGCGCAAACTGTAGGAATACGCAATCTGGCCGCGCTATTTAAGGCATACATGGAGACTGTCAATGGAACAACCACCCCAGGATTCAACCGGACGGACTTCACCGGCCAGGAACTGGAGCTTGACTGTGGAAGTTGGAACGCCTCAGACACTGGGATTTACGGCACCGACAAACTGGGCTTTGAGATCGTGGCTTGCTATCACCCCATTATGCCGATACAGCGGCTGGTTAACGTGGACACCAAAGTTCACAAGGTCATGTTAGCCTACCGGCTCGGGAAACGCTGGGAGACGGTCATCGAGGACCGTAGCGTGGTTTCTGACAGCCGTTCCGTTATCAGCCTTTCTAAATATGGCATCATGGTCAACAGCGAGACGAGCAAAGCCCTAGTCCGCTATTTAGCAGACGTGGAACAACTCAACTACGACCTGATCCCGGAGGTCACCAGTGTGGGACGTCTGGGCTGGATCGACGGATACGGATTTTCGCCCTACGAGGAAAACCTGGTATTTGACGGAGAAGAGACATTCAGAACACGGTTTGAAAGCATTCAGGAGAAAGGCAGCCGTCAGGCATGGCTTAACTGTGTACGGGCTGTCAGGGCTGGGAAAACGCCCGGAAACGTGGTTGCCCGCATTGTTCTGGCAGCGTCGTTCGCCTCCGTGCTGGTGAAGCCATGCAACTGCCTCCCGTTTTTCGTCCACCTGTGGGGCGGCTCAGAAACGGGTAAGAGTTTAAGTCTCGTCCTCGCTGCCAGTGTATGGGCGAACCCGGAGATCGGCGTTTACATCCAGACGTTCAATGCCACGGAAGTCGGCAAGGAGCTGGGCGCTGCGTTCTGCAACTCTCTCCCTCTCATCATTGATGAGCTCCAGCTTGTCAAGGACAATCGTAAGGACTTCGACAAGATGATCTACCAGTTGTCTGAGGGTGTGGGGCGGACACGAGGACAGAAACAGGGCGGCCTTCAGAAAACACCTACTTGGCGGAACTGCATTATCACAACAGGAGAGTTCCCCATTATTTCAGCCAACAGCGGTGAGGGTGCAGTCAACCGAACAATTGAAGTGGACTGCCATGACACAAAGCTTTTTGATGAGCCCAAAAAAACCGCAACAGAGCTCTATTCCAACTACGGTTTTGCAGGGAAAGAGTTTGTTGAACATCTGATGGAAGAAGGCTCTCAGGAATGCGTTCAAAAGCTCCAGGAAGCCATGCAGGATGCATTGAAGACCAATGACACCATGGACAAGCAGACGGCCTCTGCTGCGCTTATATTGGCCGCCGATAAGTTAGCGGAGGAATGGATCTTCCGGGACGGGATTCTCCTTCGACCGGAGGACATTTCTAAATACCTCGTCTCAAAGGAGACCGTCAATCAGAACGCCCGGGCCATGCAATACCTGTACGATTTCATCAACATCAACCAAGCCCGATTCACGCCCGAAGCGGATACCCGCCAGGGCGAGATATGGGGAGACTTGGACAACGATTATGCCTATATTATCCGGTCCAAGTTTGATCAAATCCTCCAGGATGAGGGTTACAACGCCTCCGCTTTCCTGGGTTGGGCGAAAAATACAGGTAACATCATCTGTGGGAAGGACGGCCGTCCAACAATTGTAAAGCGGATAAATGGACGGCCTTGTAGGCTTGTTTGCTTGAAACTGCAAGAAAACGAGAACAATTTTGACGAATATGAAGACTCGCTGCTTCCATAGAAGCGTTACCCGTTACCGCTGTTACCGCATTTTCAGTATGTTTTATAAAATAAAAAAATTGTGTACGCAATATTTTTTGTTTTCCAAGAGGTAAAAAGTGCGGTAACACGGTAACAAAACCGTGCATCCGTTGTGGGAGTATAGGCGGAGGCGTTACCGCATAATGGTAACAAGCGGTTTCGGCGGTTACAAAAGGAGGAAACTATGTTCTTTGATTATGAGGAACAGGCAAAGAATCATGAGCCTGTCCCTGAAGAGCTTTCTATGTTTGACGAGTGTGGATATCGGATTTTGTCTGATATTTATGTGCTCTATCAAAGAGGGTCAATCACCAAAGAACAGGCGATTGATAAAAAGAGAAAGCTCAAAGCTCGTGCGTTGAAAGAAATCCAACTAGATAATTTCCGCGACAACACCGCCTATGAACGGGAGAAAATTTTACGCTTGTCAGAGCAGGCACGTATTAAGGCGCGAAAAGAGCCTACACAGGAAAATTGCCTTGCACTGGTTGATACCATTGACGGCATCCTGAAGAATGAACTTCAGCAGAACGTGATCCTTTCAGAACATGGTGCTAACTGCCCTTGCTGCGGGAAGTTCTTCAATCAAGAGCACGCAACCAGAAAGCCGCGATTCTGTGAAGATTGCGGGGCGATGTTGGTGTGGTGATATGGGCGAACTTGAACAATATCTGGTCCCCATCCGACGGTATTCAGCCAACCCCTGTATGGATTGCTGCTGCCCGATCAGCCAGTGTCCATGGCTGCGTGAGGAGAAACCTGTACCAGGTTGGACGGCCAAGAAACGGACGTTTGTTGTCGGCAGATACCAGGGCGGCGTAAAGCATTGGGTGACTACATACGCCATCGAGAGCTGCCCAAATTTTAAATAAAACCATAGGAGGCAACGTTTTAAAGGCCGGCCACCTCCAGACGTGGAGGAACGCCTATGGAATATATTTTATCCCTGTCTTACGGAAAAGATAGTCTCGCATGTTTAGGGGCAATCGAACAACTGAGCTGGCCCCTTGACCGCATTGAGTGGAGGGCACCATTCGGTTACGATGGACTTTACTTGGTTTCTAACACCGGAATGGTGTATAGCGTGAGACGTAGAGCTATGCTTAAACCTGATATCGTAAAAGGATATCTGCAAGTTACTCTTCAAAAAAGCGGGGTTAGGGAAAGAAAGAAGGTACACAGACTTGTAGCTGAGCTTTTTATTCCGAATCCAGAAAATTACGGTTTCATAAACCACAAGGACGAAAACAAAAGAAATAATTTTGTAGAAAATCTTGAGTGGTGTACGATTTCGTATAATAACGCGTTTGGGTATAGGACGGAAAAATCGAAAATAACCCAGATAAAAAATGCACCAAGGATTGGGAAAACAAGGTTTGTTAGGTGTGTGGAAACAAATAAGACGTATGAAAGTTCAAAGCAAGCAGAAAGAGAGACAGGAGCCGATCATAGCCACATATTGAGATGCTGTGCGGGAAAGGCAAAAACGGCTGGTGGAATGAGGTGGGAATATGCCTGAGCATATTTTGTCCCTTAGCTATGGGAAAGATTCTATGGCGTGTTTTGGGGCGTGTGAAATCCTTGGTTGGCCCATTGACAGGGTTGTAACGGCAGAGGTTTGGGCCACAGACACTATCCACGCCGACCTGCCGCCGATGGTGGAGTTTAAGGCTTACGCAGACCGCATCATCAAGGAGCGGTGGGGTATTGAGGTGGAACATATCAGATGCAGGAACACCTACCAGGATGTGTTTTACCGTCGAAAGAGCACGATGGCAAAGAAAAACCCAGGGCAAATCAGAGGCTGGCCGATGAGAGGCGGACCTGGAGGTGCATGGTGTCAAGGGGATGTAAAGATGCCCGCACTTCGGAAAATAAAGAAACACGGGGATGTTATATACTTGGGTATCGCCAGCGACGAACCGAACCGATTTCACAGCCTGTCCGACACTAAGAAAAGTCCTCTTGTAGAAGTCGGGTGGACGGAAGAAGATTGCCGGAAATGGTGCGAGAAAAATGACTTGCTTTCCCCGATTTACACCACGGCAACGCGAGGTGGGTGTTGGTGTTGCCACAATCAGAGTGTAGGACAGCTCAGGCTTCTTCGGAAGAGCTACCCGGATTTGTGGGCGCTGATGCTCAAATGGGACAGCGACAGCCCGGTGACATTTCACACAAACGGCCACACCGTCCACGACTTTGACAGGCGCTTCCAGATGGAGGACGATGGGCTGATCTACCAAGACGATAAAATTTTCCGATGGTCAATGCTAAATGAGGAGCTGAACTATAGATGGTTTTGAGCGACGAAAAACGCGCCCTGCTGGGCGGAAAAGAGGCGGCGAAGCTATGAGGGTATTGGTAGCGTGTGAGGAATCGCAGGAGGTCTGCAAGGCGTTCCGGGCGCTGGGGCACGAGGCGTACAGCTGTGATTTGGAGCCGTGCAGCGGAGGCCATCCTGAGTGGCACATCCAATGTGACGCGTTGGAGATGCTGAAAATGCAGTGGGACATGATTCTGGCGTTTCCGCCTTGTACATATCTGTCGAACGCCGGAGCAAAACACCTGTTCAAGGGGGGCGTTCTCAATCAGGAGCGCTATCGGACAGGGCTTGAGGCAAAAGCATTTTTCTTGAGGTTTCTGAATGCCGACTGCCCGCACATCTGTGTGGAGAACCCAGTATCCAGCAAGATTTATGAAATGCCGCCGCACACCCAGGAGGTCCAGCCGTGGATGTTCGGACACCCGGTTCAGAAAAAGACCCGCCTGTGGTTGAAAGGACTTCCTCCTTTGGAGCCAACTAACATTGTTGACCCGAAATGCAGCTGTCACGAAGCTGGAACATGGTTCATGCGAGGTGGGAAAGACCGACAGAAGAATCGGGCCAAGACCTTTCCAGGCATAGCTCAGGCAATGGCAGAACAATGGGGAGGAATTTGTAATGGATGACGTCAAATTAGCCATGCTCGGAAATAAAGATGCTGCGAAGCGGCTGACGGATGCGGGGGTGCTGGTGCCATGTCCTATGTGCAGAGGACAGGCAAGGGTGCGGAACGAACGTTACTATCAGCCAAATGTCCGCAGAAATGTGATCTGCATGAAATGTTTTACGAACAGCGGATGGTATAAGACGGAACACGAAGCCCGCCTCGCCTGGAACACCCGCGCACCGATTCTGAGTGCGGAGGAAATTCAAAAATTGGAGGAGAACACATGAAATCTGCAAGGATTTACACCAATGACCTGAACCGGCTAATTGCGGCTACCAAGTCTTTTGTGAGTGATAGTGATCATCGACCCTGCAACCAGTACATCAAATTGGAGTTTCATGCGGCAGACAATCAGGTCGTGGCAATGGCCGTTGACGGATATCGGATGTCTGTAGAACATTCCGTTATCAGTGATTGCGACGAGGACTTTGTGGCGTTCATTAAGAGCAATACCAAACTCCGCAATAAGCAGTATGCAACCATCTCTCTGACCGAGGATGGGAAAGAGGCTGTAATCCGGTGCGGTGGGTTCTCGTTCGGATATATCCAGCCGCAGGACAGCGGATTTGAATGGGAAAAGGCAATCCCAACCAGCGAGGTAAAGTATCGAATTGGCTTCAATGGGAATTACCTTCTGTCTGCATTGCAAGCGGCGAAAGTCTCTGCTGACGGCAGTTTTAGGCAACCGGTCATTTTAGAATTTCGCAGCAATATTGAGCCGATTCTTCTCCGTACCAATAAGGAGGACATTAAGATGGTTCTTCCTGTTCGTATCAAGGAAGATTGAGCGGAGGAAATGGAGATGATCGACAATGAATAGTTTACAAGCCAGCCGGATTGCTGGAGGGAATACAGCTCACAAGAGAGCCTGTTCCGATTTTTATCCGACTCCGCCGGATGCCACTTTTGCGCTGATGAAGTTTCTGGATCTCCAAAAGGGTACAAAAATTTGGGAGCCTGCCTGCGGGGATGGTCACATGGTTCGTGTGATGGAGAAAATGGGGTATCAGGTAATTGGGACGGACATCCAGCGTGGAGATGATTTTCTGACTGCTCCGCTGATGGACTGTGACTGGATTATAACAAACCCTCCTTTCTCACAATCAGAGGCATTCATTCAGCGGTGCATGGAACACGAAAAGCCGTTTGTACTTCTACTGAAAAGCCAGTATTGGCATGCAAAGAAAAGAAAGCCGCTATTTGAAAAGATGCCGCCAGAGTGGATTTTACCGCTGACATGGAGGCCGGACTTTCTATTCAAAACCAGAGGCAGAGGCGCACCGCTGATGGATGTGATGTGGGTTTTGTGGGACCCTGACTACGATCATGGGTGTATTACACGATACTATCCGCTTGATCGGCCAACATTGGAGGAGATGGAGATGCTCAATGGAAAAGAAAATTCTTGATGTGACCTGTGGGGCAAGGTCTATCTGGTTCAATAAGCACCACCCGGCGGCGGTCTACTGTGATAAGCGTCGGGAGCAGTACCATCATCTTTGGAAGAACGCCGGTAACTGTATGCTGGACATCAATCCTGATGTGGTATGTGATTTTACAAACCTGCCGTTCACAGATAACTCATTCCATCTGGTGGTATTTGACCCGCCCCATCTGACTGGGGCGAAAGAGACGGCTTGGCTCGTCAAGAAATATGGAAAACTTGACGAGAGCTGGCCGAAGATGCTCCATGACGGTTTCAGGGAGTGTATGCGAGTGCTTAAACCGGATGGGGTGCTTATCTTTAAGTGGTCTGAGTATGACATTCCAGCAGCGGATGTTTGGAAAGCCATTGGGCAAAAGCCTCTATTTGGGCATCACAGCGGGAAGCAAAGCCGTACTTTCTGGGCGTGCTTTATGAAGTTGGAGGAGATGGAGATGCTGGAGGGGATGGAATGAAGAACCCGGGAGAATATGTTGACATTGGGGACCCAGCCTTGCAATTCAGAACAGATGAGGATGGAAACACCGTGGCCTCTGCAACGATACAGGCGGTTGTCCTCTGGAAAGAAGATATCAAAAACTACATCATGGACGAGATCATCAAGATGTGCAAGGAGCGCGGAATTACGGACCTGTATGTGCTGAACCGGGATTTCATCCTGTCGGCCGTCAAAGAGAAGATGGAAAGGGAGGCCCAGCCATGACGCGGGAAGAAGCGATTAGGCTGTTGAAACAGTATCAGGGATATGAGCCGATGGAATACGGGCAAGTGCTAAGGCACTCTTTTGACCTGACGGATGAAACGGTTGATACCCTACTCTCCGCCCTCACCCCACCCACGCAGGAGCAGCTGGAGCGGGTGTGGCCGGGGTGTAGTTTCTGCAAAAATGACGGTGTTCAAGATTATCGTACTGCTGTATGCGTTACGAGATGGGGAATGAGCTACTTAAAAGGACCAGAAATTGAAAGTGACGACATTTTCTATGCCCAGAATCATTTTTGCAGATTTTGCGGCCGCCCCCTCACCCTGGAGGCGTGGAAAGAAATGAGAAAGAGATGGGAGGCGGCGAACGATGCGGATTGAGCGCAAGCGCTATGTGGTCATGCGGAAAAACAGAACAGAGGTCTGGTGCGGTCTAGCAAAGCATTTTAGTTTTCGTCCCATATCGGAAATAAGAGACGTTTCCGTAAAGACATATCGTTCTGAGGCGCAGGCTAGAAGCGGCTGTTCTTCGTGGGACAAAGACTTTGAAGTCGTTCCGGTAATCGAGATGATTGCGACTGAGGAGGCGCTGAAAGATGGAAGAGTTTGATTGCAAGAAGTGCCTGCACGAAAAGGTATGTGCGCTGTGGGCGAGCCGAGAATCGCAGAACGCAAGCTGTTTCTGTACGGATGGGTGTGATTACTTCACGCCCACCCTCACCCCGCCGAACGAGCCGCTGACGCTGGAGGAACTGCGGGAGATGGACGAGCCTGTGTGGGTTGCCTGCAAACCCATCGAGGGCGGGAACGGGTACTGGTGTCTGTGCCAGCATGGGCATATCATCACACCTGCAGGTAGCATTTACAATGTAAAGGAAATCCCGCATTGGGTGTTTTACCGCCGCCCGCCGGAGGGAGAGGATGAAACATGACAAACGCAGATAAAATCCGGGCCATGAGCGACGAGGAACTGGCGGACATTTTTCTCAGAGCCGACTTTTGTAAGTGTTGTGAGCATGAAAAAGGCGGAGTATGCAATTTCATCTGTGCTTATCCAAACATTCCGATTTATGAAGGGTGCAGGCAAGCTGCATTGAAGTGGATGAAGCAACCAGTGGAGGTGGACACCTGATGGACATTGAGAAGCTGATTGAGCAGCTAAACGGATATTTTGAAGGGAAGGACCTGAAAAGAGGCGTTGCACTTGATGGCGCCACCACCCTCTCCACGCTCCGGGCCGAAAACGAGCAGCTGCGGGCCGAGCTGGAACAGGTGAAGCGGTGTATTGAAATTGTAGAAAATCAGAGAGATCAGATGAAGCGGGAGAGGGATGCGGCAGTAGAGGACCTGCACAAACTTTGCCCCGCATGGAAGTGGGACGGCGAGGAGGGCTGACATGAAAAAGCGTAAATACTACCGAAAGTGCGGTATCTGTGGGGAACGGTATGAGCAGAGCGAGATGGTGAGAGATGAATGTTCTCCCACTGGCTGGATTTGCTTTGACTGTTGCATGGGCGTACACCCGGAGTATGAGGAGGACTGACATGAAGCGGCTGACATACTTTGACGGCGGGAAATGGCGGCTCAAAATTGGCAACACCGAATATAGCGGTAAAACCGTTTTCCTGACCCGCGAGGAGGCCGCACTACGGAGGGAGCAGGATGGTTGATTGGGCAGTCATTAGGAGACTTGGGCTTTCCTTCCCTGGATGGTTCATCAACGCCCAGGGGGAGTTTATCGCCCACCAAAAGGCAAATGTGTATTTCAATATCAGCACTTGCAAGAGCGAACTGGATGTAAAGTGCAAGGTGTTGGAGTGGTTTTCCCGCGCGGCTTGTAAGTCCACGCCGTTTCGCCGTGCAGTAGATAATACAGCCCTTCATATTTTCTTCCTGAATGGTATAAATCAATATCTTGACACTAGGTTCAGTGTGGAGGATATGCGAGAGATTTACACTTATCTCGGGAACGCTTGCGACCATCAAAAAACGATCCGATTTATAGAGAGCGGCTATGATATGACCGTATTGGAGGAGCAGGATGGAGAATAAAACTATACCGCCGATGTATCCCGCTGAATTTGTCGAACGGGAATTAGGGATTAGAACTGACTGCTATAACCACAGCTGCCCATTCAGGGTGAATGATACCAGCAACGCCAACCGCTGCGAGTGTACGGCCTGCCCGAATCGGTGTACGGGCGATTTTTCCATTGCGTGGAACCGGACGCTGACGGATGAAGAGCTGGAAATCATTAAACGGATTGCAGACGACCACGAACAGAGGTGGAGAGAATGAAGGAGTACATCGAGAGGGCGGAAGCACTCGACATCTGCCAGAAAGAATATGAAGATCGGCTTAGAATGGCAGACTATTGCGGCGATACCGTGGCTTGGGATATTGGCGGAACAATCAAAGGCATCCCCGCCGCCGACGTTGCGGAGGTGAGGCACGGGAGATGGGTAAACCCACACTGGAGGAATAGTGACTTTGCTTGCAACTGTTCCGCTTGTGGCGTAGAAGCCATACACCGAGAATATAGGTGGCATGAACGAGGTATATATCCTATTTGCCCCAACTGCGGCGCTCGCATGTATAAGGAGGCCGACCATGAAGTTTCGGAACCATGAGACGGGGGAAGTGCTTAGATATCGGGATATTATTCCTGTACTTTGCAAAAGCGGGTGTGATAACTGTCCGATAATAGCGGAGGTTCTCAAACACGATGACCAGTCATGTCAGGCGTGGATACTCAATCACCCCCACGAAGCCGCCCGCCTGATGGGCTATGAGGTTATAGAGGATGAAAAGGAGGACACCATGGACAAGCCGCTGAATTTGTGAGGTGAACGTGAATGGGCAGATTGATTGATTTATCAGGAAAGAGGTTTGGCAGGCTGCTGGCTATCGAAAGAGATACAAGTAGAAGCCCAAAAGAACGAAAATATAGAACGCTTTGGAAATGCAAATGTGACTGCGGTAAAGAAGTTGTTGTTTGGGCAAACAACTTGGTAAGAGGGCACACATTAAGCTGTGGGTGCTACAAAATTGAAACTTTTATTGATAGAGAAACAGAACACGGAATGTCAGATACAAGGCTATACGAGATATGGAAAGGAATGAGACGCCGGTGTCTTGACCCAAAAAGGAATAGCTACCACAACTATGGAGGGAGAGGAATTGTAGTTTGTGCAGATTGGGAAAATGACTTTAAGGCGTTTCAAAAGTGGGCGATTGAAAATGGCTATAAAAATGGCCTTACTATTGACAGAAAGAATAATGACGGTCCGTATAGTCCTGAGAATTGTAAATGGGCAACCATAAAGGAACAGGCCAATAACAGGAGAACGAATAGATATATTGATGTATTCGGGGAGCATTTGACGATTTCTGAAGCCGCCCAGAAGTATGGGATAAAACCTTGTACGATTAGAGCAAGAATTGAGCATGGATGGGCTCCAGAAAGAGCAGTATCCATTCGCCCCGGCGAAACGGTAAAGTTGGATGACATCATCGGAGGTGCAAAATGATTGAAGTCTGTCCGATTACGCTGAAAGAGGCAAATGCGTTTGTAGAGCAATACCACCGGCACCATAAGCCGGTGGTTGGACACAAGTTTTCCATCGGGTGTACGGACGGAGAGAAAATTGTAGGCGTTGCTATTGTGGGTCGCCCTGTGTCCAGGTATCTGGACGATGGGTGGACACTGGAGGTCAACCGCCTATGCACAGACGGGACGAGAAACGCTTGCTCTATGCTCTATGCTGCGGCATGGAGAGCGGCCCGTGCTATGGGGTATCACAAGCTGATTACTTACATCTTGGACAGCGAGAACGGGGCAAGCCTAAAAGCCGCTGGCTGGAAGTGCGTTGGACAAGCTGGTGGCTTACGGTGGACAGGTAAACGGAGACCGGAGGTAGACCTATGCCCGGCGCAGATGAAATTGAGGTTTGAGATTGGAGGGAATAATGATGACCAGAGCAGAAATCCTTGACAAAGCAAAAGAGTGTGTATGTGGGCAGAGGGAGCAGGACTACGGCAAGCCGGAGGATAGCTTTGCAATGATTGCCGCATTGTGGAAGCCGTACCTAAAAGAGCGTTGCGTGGGGTATACAGAATGAGAGGGCAATATATTCGATGGAGAGTGGCAGTATGAGCGATAAAATCATCACGCTTCCCACTTTCAATGTATCTCTCGGACAAGCGATAATCATTGTAAAAACAGGGCTGGAAGATGAAAGTATCCCATACAAGACACGAGTACTCGCCATTGACCATGTGGCCAAAATGGAGACGCACAATAGCGTAACCAAGGCCGAGTTAGTGGCGGCCCTACGATGGCTGTTTGCCCACTACGACTTTGAGGAGGATTGACAGCATGAGTGAGTGGATTAGCGTTGAAGATAGGCTGCCAGATGCTCCGGGGCATTATCTGGTATGCACAAGCATCAATTACTGGCACGGAGGTTGCCTTGATGAGAATGAGGAGCGCAAAGACGGACTAAAATGCGGAACCCCTGAAGGATATGAGGGAACAACTATGAGCGTTCTCGATTGCTATTTCGATGGAACCGGGGAATGGAACCGGGTGTGGAAAAATCATGTCACCCACTGGATGCCGTTACCAGACGCGCCGGAGAACAAAAATGGAGGTGCAGAATGAGAGAAATCCTTTTCAAAGCCAAGCGGCTGGATAATGGTGCGTGGGTGGAAGGAAGTCTGATTACATACAAGGACGGCACAGCATTTATCTGTTGCGAGGACTATATTCCAGATGTCCTAAACAAGTACGAGGTCGACCCCTCCACGGTCTGCCAGTACACCGGTCTGACCGACAAGAACGGGAAGAAGATTTTTGATGGGGATGTTGTAAGACGAGAAACCGATTACTACGGAAAGCATAAAGTTTATGACGAACCAGTTGTATGGGAAGATGACATAGAAAAGGGTTTTTTGGGAGAACCGTACACAAGCGGATATTGCATTCACGGCGGTAATTGGGAAGTCATCGGTTCCATCCACGACGGGGAGGGGGGCAATCATGCTTAAGCTAAAGAACTGCCCGCATTGCGGCGGAGAAGTAATGCTCTGTAGACTGAATACTATGGTTTCTGTTGCAGAGTTTTCTATC